CAATCATCTGGTGGCGGAGCATCTGCAGAATCGGCAATAGGTGTTCTTTCAAGCACAAGTTATGCAGTAACAATCGGCGCTGGCGGCGCTGGCGGTGGCATTAGCACTGTCGGTGTACAAGGCGGTAGTTCTGTTTTTGGGCCAATAACTTCCTTGGGCGGCGGCGGCGGCGGATCTGATGCTAACGCAACAAGTGGCGGCTCAGGCGGTGGTGGTGGCAGTAGCACTGCTGGTGCAAGCGGAACTACTGGCCAAGGATTTGCTGGCGCGACAGGAGTTTCTACAATTGCCGCTGGCGGTGGCGGTGGCGCTGGTGCAGTTGGTATACGGGCTTCAGCAGCAGCCCCTCAAAGTGGTGGTAGTGGCGTTTCATCCAACATTACTGGTACTGCTGTAACAAGGGCTGGCGGCGGCGGTGGCGCTATGGACGCTAATGGTTCTTATTTTATTGCACTTGGCGGCTCTGGCGGCGGTGGTAACGGTGCGGGTGACTTTTCAAGTACTGTAGTTCAAGCAACCGCAGGCACTACCAACACCGGTAGCGGCGGCGGCGGTTCATGCTGGAATAACACCCCCTCTGGAGCTGCTGGCGGCTCAGGTCTTGTTATTATTCGCTATGCTGGAGGCCAACGCGGCACTGGAGGCACTGTCACTTCTTCAGGTGGTTATACAATTCATACATTTACAACTTCAGGAACATATACAGCATGAGTCATTTTGCAAAAGTACTAGACGGAAAAGTTACACAGGTTATCGTTGCTGAGCCTGAGTTTTTTGAAACCTTTGTGGATTCATCCCCAGGTTCATGGATTCAGACATCGTACAATACCATTGGTAACAAACACCCAAACAATAAACCACTGCGCGGTAACTACGCTGGTGTGGGCTATACCTACGACGCAACAAACGATGTGTTTTATGCACCGCAACCATTCGCATCTTGGACATTGAACCAAGACAGCTGGCTGTGGGAAGCACCAACACCAATGCCAACAGACGGTAAAATATATGGTTGGGACGAGCCAACCACTTCTTGGGTAGAGGTTAAATGACAGAACAATTCCCGGACCCATATAAGTATGGGAAATTAGTTGCCCAAGTAGAGGCAATGGAAAAGAAAATAGATAAGCTCGAGCAAGGCATGGAAGAACTCCTTGAACTGGCAAACAAATCCAAAGGCGGATTCTGGATGGGCATGGTCATTGCCTCATCCATGTCTGCCTTCGTAGGATACCTCACCCACCACTTTTGGAGCAAGTAACATGGAACAACAAACATACATCGAATCCGCCAAAGAAGTCGCTGGTAAAGCGATCGGCAAAAACGGCTTAGTCTATATCACCCTGATTGTGGCAATGGGTGTAGGCGCATCGATTGTGCTAGAAGAGTCTAAGATGGCTGCGGTCATGGGACTACTTGGCGCGTCCTTAACCGCCTTGATCTCCATGCTCAACGGCGTAGCTGGCGCAACACCCAAGCAAGACAAGCCTGAGTTTGAGATTATGAAGGAACTGATTGTCCGCCTAGACGGTATGGCCGATCGTGATCCAATGTCCGTTCAGGTTGAAGGTGGCAAAGTGACCGTACGTAAAGGCGACAACGAAACCACCGTAGGTAAGAAATAATGTTAGGGCTGGATACTATTGTTGGCGTTGGGATGAAGTTGATTGATAAGCTTATTCCCGATCCAGCCGCTAAAGCGCAAGCCCAGTTAGAACTTGCCAAACTTGCCCAAGAAGGCAAGCTGGCTGAAATACAGGCTGATACCGCAGAGCAACAAGAACTGACTAAACGGGCGCAAGCCGATATGGCTAGTGATAGCTGGTTGTCCAAGAACATTCGCCCAATGACCCTAATCTTTATCCTCGGCGGTTATTTTGTGTTTGCTATGATGTCAGCCTTTGGCAACAACGCCAATGAAAAGTATGTTGAACTGCTAGGTCAATGGGGCATGCTCGTTATGTCGTTCTACTTTGGCGGCAGAACCCTAGAGAAAATCATGGATATGAAAGCAAAGAATGAATCTAAGTCCTAACTTCACCCTTGAAGAACTAACCGTATCTGAGATAGCGGCGCGTAGAAACCTAGACAACACCCCCAACGCCACAGAGGTTGCTAACCTAGTGCGGGTTGCCGAACTGCTAGAGCAAGTCCGCGCCCTCCTTGGTAAGCCCATCCTCGTAAATTCGGCATTTCGGTCTAAGCCAGTCAATGATGCGGTAGGGTCGCGCGACACCAGCCAGCATCGACTCGGCTGTGCGGCAGACATTCGTGTGCCTGGTCTCACCCCCAAACAGGTGGTGCAGGCTTGTATTGACGCCAAGCTGCCGTTTGACCAGATCATTGAAGAGTTTGATTCATGGACGCACATCAGTGTGTCCAATACCAAAGAGCAGCAACCAAGGCGCCAAGCTCTGATTATCGATAAAGCGGGAACGCGCCCATTTTCGTGATATAGTCACGACAAAGGAGGAAGTATGGTCAAGATTATTACATCTTGCATGTGCGCCCTCGCCCTGCTTTATGGCTCAGTGAAATACGAGCCGATGGGCGATTGGCTCGTGGAATACGAACACCAGTTTGAGTGGGTTGCGCAATCTACGATTGATTTGGTTACGGGTTTTGAGGGTAAACGGCACGTGGCTTACCATGACAGTCAGGGCAACCTGACCATTGGCATAGGTCATTTGATTACCCACAAAGAGGCTGAAATGGTCCATAAGAGGCTTTCTGAGGAGCAGGTAATGGCTCTCCTACATGCCGACCTTAAAAAGTGCTCAGAAGCCCTCCAATCGGCTATAAAGGTCACTATTACCCGGTCCCAGTCTGACGCCATGCACAGCCTGTGCCACAACATCGGTCCACACCGTATGGTTAAATCGGATGTTATTCGTTACCTTAATGAAGGTGACAATATAAAGGCAGCCAATGCCTTTATGAACTGGACCAAACCTGGTCTAAAAAAACGCAGAGAAGCGGAAAGAGCGTTATTTTTGGCTGAAATTTAGGGCGTAAACCCCCCTATTTATGCATTAGTAGATATAAGGATTGATCATCCTTATTCAATACAACCTCGAGGAACCCCATGGAAGGCTTCAAAACCAACCCCAAAATGCAGTGCTTCAAAGAAGGCGGTCAAGTCAAGTACGAGACACGCAAAGAGCACAAAGAAGAGATCGCTGCAGACATCAGTAAAGACAAAAAGATTGTCAAAAAAGCATTCAAAATGCACGACGCACAGAGCCATGAGGGTGAAAAAACAAACCTCTCTAAACTCAAAACTGGCGGTCGTGCCAAAAAAGAAACTGGTACCGTAAAGAAGTATGACAAGGCCAGCGGCCAATACGGCGCTAAGAAAACCGATGCAGACATCAAAAACATCCAGCAAGCCAAACAGTTTAAAGTGAAGAAAATGGCTGACGGCGGAATGGTTGGTATGGGTGCTGTTAGTGATGCTGAGCGCGAAATGATTCGCCCAATCACTCGTCCAACTGTGAGAGGTCAAGGCGCTAAGAGTGAAGTTGAAAGACGTGCAATGGCTAAAAGCTTTGAAAGCGATATGGAAAAGCAGCGTCAAATGGATCGCATCAAGCGGGCACAAAAGTATTTAAATCCGTCGCAACAAGCGGAGTTTGCAGGACAAGAACGTGAATTCTTGGGTCGTAAAAAGGGCGGTAAAGTTAAAAAAATGAACACTGGGGGAACAGCTTCTTAATATGAAAGACTTTAAACAAAACACTAAAATGAATGCCAACGGTTCGCACTATTGCGGCGGTGGCAAGGTAAAAAACTATGCTGAAGGCGGCGAAGTAAAAAACACGTTGGAAGAAACGCAAGCTGAGTCTCGCAGAATGCAACGTGAAGGCGTTCCAAGTAAGCCAACTCGTGAGCAAATGCCTGCAGCTAGAATGACTCGAATTGCTAACTACTTCGGTGGTAAGTCTTCTGCTCCTGCTGAAATTGCTAAGAAGCGTTCAGACAAAGGTGCTGATGCTGAAGAGCTCCAAAAAGCATTGGGTTCGGACGTTAAGGTTGGTTACAAGCGAGGCGGTAAGGTTAAACGAGGCTGCAAATAATGCCTATTGAATCCAAGCAGCAGCAAAAAGCCATGTACGCAGCAGCGGCAGGCAAGTCTACCCTTGGCATTCCTAAAAAAGTGGGCAAAGAGTTTGTTAAATCTGGTAAAGCCCAGCCCAACCTTCCAAAAACAGTAGCTAAGCGAGCAGCCGGCAGAGGTCGTTAATATGGCGTACTCAGGTACAACAAATCAAACTAAGGTTAGTGTTGATCAGCTGATTTCGTATGCGTTTCGTGACGCAGGGAAAACCGCTGAAGAAATTACGCCTGAGTATATTGACACCGCCAAATTGGCGTTGTTTTACATTTTGCAAAACCTGTCAAACCGGGGCGTTAACCTTTGGTTGTTAGAGAACTATGTGATTGGTGCTCAAACCAATCAACAAGTGCTCACATTACCCCCTGGCACCATTGATGTGCGTGAAGCAAACTGGGTGTACATTACCAACCCAGCTATAACACAAGCCCTGCCTGCATCTAACCCCAATGTGGCGAATCTGTTTAACCAAACAGACAATGCAAACTTAGATTACAACGCAACAACCACACTGGTAAACAACTGGTTTGGCGCTGGCTACACCCAGCAAACTCGCATTTTCTACGTCGGCTTTAATGCGTATTGCCCCGGTACTGCAGCAACGTACGACCTAGACTTTGAAGTCAGTAACGACGGTATCACTTGGAATGTATGGCAGTCATTTAATTCGGTGACATTACAAGACCGTGAGTGGGCGTACTT